TTCTTCAATTTTTTCCTGTTCTGTAACTGCGATTTCTTCATCGCTAGGTATTTTTAATTCAGTCTCTACGTTTGGTAGGGCTTTGTCTATATCTGCCATTTATATTCTCCGAGTTCTTTATTGTTGTAACCTGTTTTGTAGGAACATTCAACCCTTGAGGATCAGGACCTTTCAAAGGTGGTATTTCCTTCCATTTAATGTGTTGCATATTTGCAACAAGAGTTTTATTCTTCACGGAAAAAACCTCTCTTATTTTTGTAGTCATCAAACATTTCATAACCACTAATACCTAATGATAAAGCTAATCCAGGTAGACCAAATCTACGTGAAACTGTTTTTAATGCACTAGGGCTAATTCCAAGTCTCATTGCTTTTGCCAGTCCTGGACTTTTTAAACCTTTAGACACAAGTCTATCCGCATCCGCTGCAAAAGCTGGAGCAAAATAGTTCAGTGGGTTAGTTGCAATCTCTCCTAACGAATCACCTTCTTGTATTTGTTCAGCTAAATATAATGGTTCAGTTGCAAGTATTCCAAGTGGTGTTTGAGATGCAGCAAAACCTTTACCTAAAGTTTTCAATGCAGTCTTAGTTATGCCAGATTTTTTTGCACCTAACGCTCCTTTTCTTACAGCATCAATTGTTGAAGGTGCAGTGACTGCTGTACCCGCTACAGTTGCTGCTCCTAGTGCTGGTAAATAAGCTTCTCCTATTGGTGCTTCTTCTACTGGTGAATCATCTAATTGTCCTGTCACCATATCAATTAACATATTTTTTTGTTGCTCTTCGTTTGACAAATAAGTTGTCGGGTCATCATTCATAAATTTTTTAACAACACCGGCTCCGGCAGCACCGACCGCGGCCAAGGCACCGAACTTACCACCTTTTTTTGCAATGTTAAGAAAAGATGTTGCTGCACTTTTAATTCTATTAACTGAACCACCTTCTGATTGAAGACTTTGAACTTTAGTAGCAGTACCTATTGGATCTTCGTCTAAAGCTGCAGCCATTTGTGCACCACAACCTTGACCACCATTAGCAAGTTTAGCTCCACCAAATATTCTACAAATTCGATTTGTATCTTTTCTTGCAAATTCAATTAATTTTTGAGAACGATCAATTAAATTTTGAGCAGATTTTTCACCAAACACTTCTGTTAGTTCAGGTGTTAGTTTACCTGATGCTAATGTTTTTTTAATAAATCCACCTAACGGAATATTTTTTGCCGCTGCTTTTCCAATATCATACTGTGGATCTAATATCTTTGGTGCTCCATAATCTATTACATTTATTTTTCCTTTGGCATCCATTGTAAAATCACCAGCCAAATTTCCAAACAATGTTTGGTTTATATTTTTTAACTTCTCAACTTTTGCTAAATTTGTATCAACATCTTTTCCAGCTATAATATTTTTTTGAAACTCTCCTAATTTTTTATCTAAAGATGTTTTCCATTGATTAACATCACCTACAAGTGGGTTTGTTCTAATAGCACCTTCTACATCTCCACCTCTTTTTAAAACTTCAAATGAGATAGGATGATCAAATTGAAATGCAGCTCTTTGTAAACCAGTTCCTCCTAACTCAAAAGTGTCGGTTACTTGTTTTCTAATTTTTCCATAATCTTTTAATTTTTGTAATGCTCTTTTTTGAAGATTAGGATTATCTTTATAATAATCTTTAATAGTTCCTGCAAAGTCTCTACCAATTTGGCTTGGAAAAATATTAAAAAGAGTTTTAAGAACTTGAGGTAATTGGTCAGAATTTATGTTTTGAATATTTTTTAATTGGTTTGGTCCTAATGTTTCACCCCTTCCTTCTTTTAATAATCTAAGAGAACCATTACGATGAGCTCTAATTGCAGCTTTAACAATTTCAGAATTACTTAATCCTTTACCTGCTTCTTTACTGACACCAATAAATAAATCTTGTTCTGTTCTTACGTTAGGGTTCTTTTTTACAAAGTCTATAACAGTTGAAACTAAAGGATTACCTATATTTGTTTTTGCAGCTGCAGGTGTAGCATTTAATTTTGCCTGTGCAGCAAACCTTGCTTCTTTTGTAAATGTTTTAAGTGTATCAATATTTTTTTTAGGTAATTTAAGATCATTAAAAATTTCTACATATTTAGCGCCTCCTGTATCTGATGGCGCACGTCTAGCAGTTTCTCCTCCGCTTATAGCAAAATCAATTAATCTTCTCCAAAGTCTTCCTTCTTGTTCATCAAAACGCGGTCCTCTACCAGATAGCTTTAAATAAGCTTCCATAGTTCCACCTTTAGTTTTCCACTCGTTAAAACTTTTTAAAAATTTTTTTATTGTTGGGATATCTCTTTTTGCAAATCCAGAAGGTAGGTTGTAAGTTTTACCTAAATAACTAAAAGTTAATTCAGCCATTAGACCTCCAGGATCTTAGCTAGTCCGCCTTTGGCAAAATCCATACCTAATCTTTTTTTAATTTCTATTATTCCATCAGGGAAGTCATCTGGATTTTTTAAGACCTGATTTAGCATTTTAAAATATTCTGTTTTTTCTTTACCAACTAAAGTTCTGTCCATTGCAATTTCTTTAAATAATCTTGTAATATCTTCTGCTTCCAAACCATATTTACGTAAAGCCTGATAACCCATTTCTGTGCCTTCATCGACAGACTTGTTTATGTTTGAAATTTTTTTAGAAAGACCTAAAGCTTTGCCAACAAGTTTACCTGCAAAATAACCAGCACGTCCACCGTCAGCCATCTCTTCAATAATACTTGCAGTAAATCTGTCAAAGTTTGCATCTGTTGGACGTAAACCATTTGCATCTACTACGTTGTTTAAAACTCTATTTGTAAAAATTACAATTTCTTCTGAGCTCGCACCTTCAGGAATTAAGTCTGCAATTCTTGGACCAAAGTATTTATTAACTAATACTATTGGGTCTCCACCAATTCCACCGCCACCTTCAGTAATAAATTTTACATCTTCAGCAGACACTATATCTGAAAAACCTGTTTGATTAGGGTTTTCTTTTTTTAAAGCTTCTACTAAAAATTCTCTAGCGGTTGCACGTTTAGCAGGATTGCCGCCTTTGTTGTTCAGCATCACAGCTTCAAATTGTCTAGCAAGTTCTGGATCTTGTTTTTCTAAATTTTTAATTGTTGTTTCAGCATCTTGAAGTGGTGCTGCAATATCATTGGGTCCGCCACGTGAACCTGGAGGTGGTAGATCTGGATCTATTCTTAAACCTGATGCATTTTCTTTTCCAACCATACTTTTTAAAACACCTGAGTCTTCGTCAAATCTTAAACCTCTTGGATCTCTTAAAGCACCTAGACCTTCTGCATCTAAGTTCCTGGTCCTTGTTCCCAGGTCAATGATGTTTGCTGGAGCAGCCGGTGGCATATAGAAATCTTTCATCTTATTAAGATTCATTAAAAGATTAGTTGCTTGAATATCGTTTAGTTTATCGCTGACCGCGAAACCGACAGCATTCTTTGCTTCGTCGATTGCTTTACTTTGAGATAAGACTCCTAAAGCTTCTGTGTTTAAATTTTTATCTAAGAAAGGTTCTACGTTGTCCCCTTTACCTAAAAAACTAATATTGGTTCGGGTACCAAGGACATCGGATAGGTTTCCTCCTAACTCTTTGAATGTTTGAATAATTTGTTCAACAATTTCTCTTCTAGCCATAATACTTTAAGTGTCCTCTTACAATCGGTTCATCTTCATAGTCTTCAGGGTGTCGAACCAAACCACCCTGTCTAATTCTCATAATAGCCTGTGTCGTACTATCGACGTAGTCATCATGATCTCCGTAAGGAAAAGATGCACATTCTTCTACGACTTCTTGAGCAAAATGCTCATGCATAGGAGCCCACACTTTTCCGCTCTCAAAGAGAGGGGCTACAGAGTTTACTCTAGATTGTTTATCATTTCCTCGGCTAGGAGTAAAGTTAATAACTGGAATATCCATCTGCCTCAATTCGTGTGTCAGAGGCAACCCAGATGCTTTGGCCTCAACAATTACCATATCAGGTTTCCAATCTCTATACTCTTCAAGGGCCACTCTACGCAATTCTGGAAACTCATACCTATCTTTAAAAGCATTTAATAAAATTATATTCTGTCCCTGGTTCTCGGTCGTAAAGACTCCCCACGTGGTTATTGCACTAAAGTCAGAACTTGTAGATTTAGTAAATGCGGTATCATAAGATTGTACAATATAATCTAAAGGTGGTGGATATTTTTCTGTCCAGTCTTGCCACCAGTCTCGTTTTAATATTGCCCCTTCTTCTGCAGTCGGTTTCTGCATATATTGGGCATTCCAATTTGAAACAGGGATCGAG